GAGACGAGACACGCGATGTGAACGCGCTGTTCGGCAGTTGAGACAAGCTCCTCCAAACGGTTCCGTATCAGGCGTTGCGATGCATCCGAGCCAAGCGTCGATTACTGGGTGGTGGACGCCATTTCGCTGACCCACGCCTGCAGCGCCCTCAATTGCTCGGCGTTTTCGTGGCAGGTCTGGTAGTTGGCCGTAACGGTTCCGGCGACGGCAGAGAGCGCAATGTCTGTGGCGGCCGCATCAGCATCTCGGGCGGGCTCGGGCAGTTCACCTGCTGCGGCAGCGTCGTGCAGGCGCACAAAGCCGCGGTTGATAGTGCAAGCAACATCGGCTTGAGCGGGCACATAGATGGGTACCTCCTTGATGATGGTGTCGCCCTTCTCGCGGACGATGCGGACGCGGTCGACGTACTCGGTGACGACCTTGACGGTGGCTTGCGCCTGACGCTCGCGGATGGCGGCGGCCTGCAGGGTTTGTTGCTGGACGGCGGCATCCCACTGCGCTTGAACGTGGCCCGCGCCCTTGACCCAGCCTAAGCCGAACAGGGTGAGACCAAGCGCCGCCAAGGCCAGCAGTCGATACGGCCACGGAATCACGCTCACGACGCCTCCCCGATGCACTGCGAGTACTCGGCTTCACGCCGTTTGGCCAGCCCGCCGCACAGCCGAGCATTGACGGGCAGCGCGCAGTCCTTTCCCTGGAAGAAGCGCCACCGCAGCAGCTCGGCACAGGCTCCCGCGTAGTCCTCGGCGTTGAGCTTTCTGACCAGCGTGGACTGGCAGAACGCATGGCTGCCGACGTTGTAAGAAAAGCTCACCAGCGCGTCGTACTCGTGCTGGGCAAGGGGGACGGTCACGCATTGCTTGAGCGCACCTTCGAACTGCTGCACATCGGTGAGCGCCCGAGCCAGTGCCTGCGGCGGCGTGGTGGTGTCGCCCAGCTTCACCCCGGCGGTGGCGCCGAAGCCGATGGTCGGCACATCACCCTTGACCGGAATGACCGCGCGGTCGGTGTAGCCCTCGTGCAGCAGGATGCCGACCAGGGCGGCGGCGGACAGCGTCATGCCGGCCACGGTCCTGCGCACCATTGGTGGCCGGGTCATCGGTCCATCCCCGGCTGAGCCACGATGCGCGCGATGGTCGCTCCGATGCTGGCGGCAAAGGCCAGCAACACGAACGCGCCGCGTGGCAGTGCGTCGCCGAACAGCGGCACCACCACTTCCGCCGCCGTGAAGGCAGCGGCCAGCAGCGAGAAGCGGATGCTCCAGGCACGTCGCAACACGCGCCGCCAGTCACCCAGCAGGCAGATCTTCGGCTTGGCAGTCATTGCACGCCACCCATCAGCTTCAGCTTGATGGTTGCTCCCACCAACAGCGCGGCCAGAATGCCGGTGGTAACCACCTTGATGAGGGTCTGCCACGCCGTGCGACGGGCATCGCGCCATGCTTCCAGCAGGTCGCGCAGTTCGCGGATGTCCTTCGCGGCATGACCGTTCTCCAGTCCCAGGTGCGCGAGGCAGCGCTCGGCGCCACGTTCGGCGGCGCGATTCAGCAGTTCATCGAAATCCTCATGGCGCAGGAGTAGCGTCGATTCGTTGGTCAGTACATCGGTGTCGTCGGCCATCTTGGGTCTCCAGAAAAAATTGTCCGGAACAATTTTTCGCGTCAGCCCCGAAGGGGTGAGGCGCAGGGATGCGCCGAACAAATGACGAAACCCGCCCAGCGTCAGCCGGAGCGGGTTTCAGGGGTGAAGCAGCGGAAGGGGTGTGGGTTAGATGTCGATGATTTCCATCGGCAAGGACGGCGCCTCGCCTTCGATGACGCCATCGCGCACGAACACGGTCTGGCCAAGCGCGGCCTCGCCGCGGGCGTGAATCAGGCCGCCGCCCGGCAAGGCGATCACGACGCGACTGGCGCCGACTTCGATCACGATGCCGGATTGCAGCGGCGGCTCGGGTAGCAACTGCCGAAACTGTCGGTAGAGGTTATGCATGGCACTCGACGCCCAGCGTTTGCCAAACCTCCGGGAAGTTGGCTTCGACGCGCGTGGAGCGCACGATGCCGAGCCGCGCGACGCTGCCGTCCTGGTATTCGATGAAGGTCCCGGGCTCGACGATGCCGGTCTCGGGCAGCACCGGCAGGCGCAGGCCCACTTCGAATTGCTGTCCCGTGTCTGCCAAGATCGCGGTGCCGCGCTGGCGTGCCGCGACGGCCTCGGTGATTAGGGCATCGACGACCATTGGCGCGACCCGATTGCCGGCTGTGCCGGTGCGTGTGACCTGGCCCAGTACGCCGGCAGACTGGCCCGACACGAATACCCGGTTGTACGCCGGCTTCTCCATCCAGCGCACCGATTCGCGCGAGACCGCAGCAACCGGTAGCACCAAGTCCGGCGTCACCGCATGCCAGTCCCACGGCGCCACGGGGTAGCGGTGGCGCACGCGCATGATCGCGTCGGTCGGATGCGGCAACAGGTAGCCACCCGGTGCGGCGGCGATGGCGGCGAGCGCATCGATCCAGGTGCCCTGGTGCGCGAATACGCCTGCAGGCACGTTCCAGTCGCTGAGCGCCCAATCGATGGTCCAGCCAATCGGCACACCGTTGACGGTCAGGACGTCGTCCATCAATTGCCGCGCCGTGCGCGGGTTCGGATTGGCGAAGTGCATCACCGGCGCGTAGGGCGCCGAAAGCGCTGCGGTGCGGCCGCGCCCGGACAGACGTACGTTCGCATCGCCAAAGCTGCGCTCGCGGCTCAGGTTCTCGGCGAGCACGCGGAAATCAGTGCCGTTGACGTGCGCCACGAGTTCCACCGGTGGCGCGCCATCGGTGGGTGCGATCAGCGCCTCGGCAATGGCGGGCAGTGTCGCCTCGAAGCCCCAGGCCCAGGAGTCGACGTCGAGACTCAGCGACAGCGAGATCACCGGCACTGGCGCGCCATCCGGCCAGCGATGCAGCGTGACGTGGTTCAGCACGACATAGACCCTTCGGATTGGAACCACGACCGGGCCGTCCTGGCCCGGATCGGGGCGCCGTTCGCAGACGAACACCAGGTTGCCGTTCGTGGCTGCCAGTGCGGAGAAACGCAGGTGCGGATTCGGCGTGTAGCAGGGAACAAAGGGCGGCTCGGGGTCGTCTGGACGCACGGGATGGCGACCGGGCGGTGGCCGCATCGCGTTCTGCCAGCGCGCTCCCGTCCAGCGACGAAGCGCCGTGGCGACCTGGATGGCTTCGAAGAAGCGCCGGCTCGGGAGCATCTGCGCCATATCAAAGCGCGAGGTGGTTGGCCGATGCCGATCCCGCAGTCCGTCCTCGTGATGCAGCCGCCGCGCCAGCGCGTTGAGGCGCTTTGCATTCTCGTAGCGCACTGGGCCTGACGTGCGCAGACGCAGCGATTCATCGTGAGGAATCCGGAATGCTCCGGGCGAACGTGCCGCAGCGCCTTGAAACCGCGTGGTCGTTGAGACTTGCGCGCGCTGCAAGGTCGCAGCGCGCCTCGACGTCACGTTGGCGTCCAGCACCCACCCATCCTGCCAGGACGTGCCCGCGGCCGTCGGCAGTTGGTCGGTGGCGGCGGTACGGTGCTCGGCGCCCTCCTCGAACCCACACCCGCGTTGCCAGGACGATGCCGTCCGCCCTACCAGCGGACGCGCTGCCCGCGAGGCGTAGCGTGCTTCGACGATCATCTCCATCGCCGGGAGCGTCGCAACCAGCGTCGCCGACGCATTGGGTATGGCCAGCGCTTCGAAGCGCAGCGCCGGCAATGCGCCGACCAACTGCGCATCCTGCGGAGGCTGCGATCCGCCCGGATCGCCACCCAGCACGAGGTGCGTGCTGCCAGGCGGGTGCGCCAGCCGCAGATCGATGGACGCCATCGGTGATCACCCCAGCAGTCCCGTCAGGATGCGGGTGTAGCCGCCCGCGTACAGCGTGGTCGTTGGCAGACGCAGTTCGCCCACGCCGTCGAGATCGGACGCATCGCAATCCCACGCCAGCGCGCCGTTGCCGTTGGCGATGCGCACCCAGGTCGCCTCGCCGGTCGTGAAGATCAGGGCTTCGTTGGTCGGGGCCACTTCGAGCACGCCGTCGACGACCGTGCCGAGCGGTTCGGCCAGCACGATGGACGCGAGCAGCGGGCCCTGTGGCGCTTCGCCAAATCCCGGTCGCGGACCGGCGTAGACGTGAGCGCGCGCCTGCTCCGTGCCGAGCGCCAGGAAGGTGATGACGCCCTGCAGCCGGTATGCGTTGAGCTCGTCGGAGATCTGGATCACACCGGCGCTCCCGCCATCGGTTCGGCGCGCAGGTTGTCGGCGACCACGGCTCGGAAGTTGTGCTTGTGGTCGTAGGCGATCACCAGATAGCGCGGCACCGGGCTGATCCGCTCGAAGCGGTAGACGCCGGTCACCGCATCGCTCCAGGTCTCGCGCACCACCGCATGTGTGCGCTCGTCGAACAGCAGCACGCGCCGAGACACCGGACGATCCTCGGGCAGGTTCTTCTCTCTCACGGTCCCGGTGATGTGGTGATCGCCGGCGTAGTAATGGTTGCGCGTGCCGGCCAGACGATGAAAGGCGCGGTGCGAGTAGCGCAGCAAGGCGGCCAGATCCGGCACTGGCTGAGTGCGTCCTACGAGGGCTGGCAGCGACCGATAGTGCGCGGGCGGCGCATCTGGCAAGGCGCTCGGCACGCCACCGGTGACGCGGTGCACGCGCAATGTGAGGCCATAGCCATAGATGCACGGCCGGAAGCTCGCGTAGTGGCGCTTGTAGCCCTCCCACACGACACCGTCGTTGTCGCTCACGCGGTACTGCCAGATGTTGTCGACGCCGCGCTTCACGTCGACGCGCAGCGTCCGGCGAGCGCCAGTCACCGCCCACGGTGCAGCGGCGTGCGCGGTCAGCTCGTACTGGTTTCCAACGGCATCCCAGAAGCTGTGATGCCACTGCTGCTGCCAAGCGATCAGCCGGTGACCCTCGTAGGCGCCCGAGCCTGTCCAGAGCCAGAACCCGAAGCAGGTCGATGAGTAGGTGATGGCCATCACCTCCGCGTCGATCTCGAACCAGAAGTTCTCCGTCATCTCGGCCGCATCGATGCGCCAGAAGTTCTGTGCCTGCGAGAACACCAGATCGACGGCCTGCGCTGCCTCGTTCCACGTCGGCGTGACGCTGCCGGCGCCGCCCGCGCTGGCGAACCCCGCAGGAATGCCGGCAATGAAATCCTCATCCAACGGATAGGCCACGACTCAGGGCCTCCACGGGCCGGTGATGTCGAAGGCGAAGCCGCTGGTGTTGCCCTCGTGGGCGTAGTCCAGCGTGACGATCAGGAACTTGCGCTCGGGGTAGCCGAGCACCTGGTCGATCAGCGTCAGGTGCGCATAGGGCTGGTTCTGGTGAATCCAGTACATGCCGGGCAGAAACCCGCGCAGGTGCCCGCTGCTCTCACGCAGGTAGATCGGATGCAGGATCAGGCCGTAGTCGGGTCCGTTCGGGAACGGGATGCTGCCCGAGCGCCCCGAGACGTTCTGATTGTTGCCGTCGTTCAGCGACAACAGCCCAAGACGTACATTGCCGCCGACCTGGGTGTAGTCGCGCATGCAGATCTTGCCGGTGGTATCCAGCGAGTGCGTCGAGTAGGAATCCTGGTTCGGGTAGCTGTTCGGCCACTCGCTGACGGTGCGGTAGCGGTCCGAAGCGGTCAGGAGCGACGCGTAGTTGTCGCCCGGCTTGTAGCTGTCGAAGTCGGTGAAGGTGTAGAGCACGCGGCGGTCGCCACCCCAGCCGGAGGCGCAGGCAAGGAAGAAGCCGCGGTCATCACCGATGAGCACCCAACTGCGCGCACCGGCGCCATTGTCGCCGTAGGTCTCGGGCGTGTTGTTGCGGGCGAAGTACCACTTGAACCAGCCCGAGTACATCGAATTGCCGCTGCCCGAGGGCAGTTCGTTGCGCGTCGGCGCCGCCGGATCGAACGGTGCGCGCGCGCCGACGAAGGTGTCGATGTCGACCATGTCCTCGGCCAGCGTGACGCGTCCGAACTTCGCCCAGGTCGTCGTGTAGCCCTCCGGCAAGCTGTCGTCGACGCGCAGGAACGGACGATTCGAGAGCGGATTGGGCGTGTGGTAGGCGCGCTTGTTCTCGCCGGTGAAGGCAATCTCGAAGCCGAGCGGCGCGATCTTGGCGCTGATGCCGAGCACTGTTGTCGCCGGCGATGCTGGTTCGCCCGCCACGCCGAACCGGATGCTGTCCTGAGTGATGGCGGTGATGGTGAAGTCGCCGTTGTACTCGGGCTCCTCGCAGCCTTCGATGCGAACGACCTGGTCGACCATATAGCCGTGCGCCGAGCCCACGATGGCAGTCGCGGTGGCCCCGTCGCGGGTCAGCGTCGACACCGGTTTCAGGTGGAAGCCGTTGACCAGCAGTGCGTCGAGCAGCGCGGTGAGGCTGCCCCAGTTGTTGGTCAGCACCGGCGCGCCGGTCATGCCGCTGTGCATCCACTTGACCTTGTTGCTCACGAATCAGACTCCTAGAAATCAGGTTTGCGTCAGGGGCGATCCACGTCGCCACGCACCAGCAAGGTGAAGGCATCGCGGGTGACGGTCTCCGGGCCTTGCTGGATGGTGCGCACGACCCACACCGGGAACAGCGCGCCAATGGTGTTGAAGCGCAGCACGTTGCCGGCGGCCCAGCCCGAACCCCAGCCGAGCGCACGCAGCGTGAAGTAGGGTTTGCCGGTGGCCGGGTTGGTCGGCGCGAGATCGTTGGCGGTGGTGCCGGTGGCGATCACGCCGACGTGCTCGCCGATGACCTGGAACGCCGTGGTGTTGGTGAATTGGATTGCCCAACGCTCGGTGATGGCACCGGCGTTGGTCACCGTGATCGGCGCCAGCACGTCGTTGAACGTGGCCGTGGCCGCATTGCCGACCAATGCATCAGTGAACGCGCCATTCCATGTGGCCTGATCGAACAGCCGCGACACGTAGGCGCGCAGATCGCCGGAGACCAGCGCAGAGGAAATGTTGGAACCGGTGGGATAGTCGTGGGTGATCTGCCGGGTGAAGGCCAATCGCCCCGAGATCTGCACATCCGACACCTGCGCCATATCCTCGATGCGATGCTCGACGGTGACCGGCTGTGCGATGCCGGTGACGTCGGTGAAGGTCACGCGGCCCGCTTCCAGATCGACCGTGAAACCTGCCGTGACGACCACGCCGTTGCCATCGAGCACGCGCACTCGCGACAGGCGCACGCGATTGCAGTCGATGACCTGGCCGGCGCTCGCGGTCAGCGGGCCGACCGTTTCGGTATGGCCGATCACCGCGAAGTCGCCCATCCGGAAGATCGGCACGCGCCCGTCCTGCGGCAGTCGTACCGGATCGAGCCCGATCAGGTCGGCATCAAGCGGCAGGTAGGAGTACGCGACCGCGTTGTACTTGATGGTGTCGGCGAACACCGGCGCCGGCTTGAACACTTTGGGCACGCCATCGAGCACGACGACGCCATCGGGATCGAACCAGATCTCGTCCTCGTTGCCGGCGGCGACCACCCACGACCCGAAGCGTGCGCGGACGACGCCGGTCTCGTAGTCGATGGCACCGGTGATGCCGGCGCCAGCGATGACGCCGTGGTTGTCGGCGCTGACATTGATGGTGCCTCCGGTCAGCCGAGTGGCCAGCAGTTGCAGGCTCGACGGCCGCACCGGCGAGGCCGGAATGCGGAAGGTGACCTCGTCGACCGGCGTGCCATCGAGACTGGTCAGCAGTGAGCGCAGTTGGACCGCCGTGCCCTGACCCGGTACCCACGCGCTCAAGGTCACCGCGCCGGTGGCGTAGTTGATCGCGCCAGCCAAGGTCGCTGCGCCATTCACCGGATTCAGGTCGTAGTACAGGCTGCCGAGGCGGTCGAAATAGGTCTTGCCGCCGAGCGTGAAACCGACGCTGCCAGGCACGATGGGCTCAGCGAAGCTCGGCGTCAGATCCAACGCCAGGCCACTGGCGGTGAAGGTCTCGGTAACCGAGTTCGAGGTGCCGGTGGCGCGATAGCGCACCTTGGCCCACGCCGTCTCGTCGATGGGCATGGAAGCACCCGCGGTCACGTACTCCCAGTGCGAGAACACGTTGCGATAGACCGGCACCAGGGTTCCATCGGCGTTGCGCGTGAGCCCGATCTGGGTCACCAAGTAGCGCCCAACGGGAATGCGCACGATGGTGTCGGGCAGGAAGCGCACGACGCCGGTGGCGTAGTTCACCGTGCCGTAGATGAAGCCTTGCGTGTCCTTGAGATTGCCGTTGCGGTCGTCGCTGACAATCTTGATCGGATCGACCGGGCGCACCAGTTGCAGTTCGGCCGGCGTCGTCGAGATGTAGTCGAAGGTCTCGATCAGCAGGTTCCACTCCAACTCGACCGTGCCCGGGATCAGTCCGTCGAACTCCACTTCGACGTCGATGCGACCTGTGCCATCGCGCATCGGCGCGTGGAATTCCTCCTCGGTTGGCGGGCCCCAGGTGTAGGCGACGTTGTAGGTCTGGCCGCCGGCCGGCAGCGCGGCGGGCGTGAACTGGACCAGGCCCGACTGGTAGTGGATGGTGCCGGTCGCCGCGCCGGTGATGCGTCCTGCGCCATCATCGGTGGCGGTTCGCGGCGCGCCGTCATTCCAGGTGATGGTGACCGACTGCGGCGTGATGCCGGATTGCGCCAGTTGCAGGGAGACTGCGGGCGGCGCGATGGTCTGGTCGGAGCGGTTGAAGTAGTTGGCCTTGCCGCCCCAGGCGTAAACGATCTCGCTGCCGACATCGGGCAGTGCGCCCACGGTCACAGCCACCGTGCCGGAGCCATAGTTCACCGTGCCGACGCCGTACTCGGGACTGCTGCCCTTGAGCACGCCGGCGCCGTTGTCGCGCAGGTCGTACCACTTGCCCTGGGCGCGGTAACTGACCTGCAGGGTGCCGGGCGCGGGGCTCGGCAGGATGGTCAGCACGTAGTTGTAGGCGCGGTTCTCGATGTCGACGCGCACACCCGCGGTGTCGGCGACGCGGATCGGTGCGGCGGCCGGCCGGAATGTGATGGTCTTGGTGCCGCCATAGTTCGGCGCACTGGTCGCCATCGCGATTTGGCCGCGAGCGTAGTTCACCGTGCCGATGACCGTGGCGCCGGCCATCAGCTGGCCGCCGTTGTCGGTCAGCGTGGCGCCACTGACGCTGATCGACAGCGTGCCGGGCTGGATCGCATTGCCGACCGACAGCACGGTGGAGGCGTTGAAGCCGACCGAGGTCGTGTAGCTCACGGTGCCGTTGGCCGACTCGACCAGGGCTTCGGAGGTGCCGCCTGCGGTCAGGTCGAGCAGTGGCGTCTCGGTCTGCGCCGAGGGCACCAACTGGGTGAAGATGCTGCTGACGCTCGCGGCGACATCGCCGATGGCGATCGGCTGGGTCGTCTTGACCACGCCGCAGTATTTGGCGGCGTCGGCAACGACGGTGTCGCGCGTCTTGGTCTTGCCCGGCGCCATCGTGAACAGGCGATCCGGCGGCGAGCCGGGAAAGTCGAAGCGCAGCGCGTCCGACAGATCGCAGGTGACGACCACCGCTTCGTAGTCGACGATCCCGCTTCCCGAGCCATAGCTGAAGGTGCGCGTTTCCGAGGCGACGCGGGTGACGCGGATGTACTGCGAGAACTCGTTCGCAAGGCCCTCATTGGCAACGAGGTACAGGGTCTTGCCGATGGCGGGCAGTTCGGCGCCAACACGCTGGAACAACTGGACGCTGCGCTGGCCGGTGATGTGGTTCTCCAGCAGGTAGCCGTTCCAGAGCGAGCCCTTGTTGAGGTAGGCCTCGATGCGGTCGCGCGCGTTGGTGCGGCGGTCGAAGACCTCCTCAGTCGAGAAGATCGTGACCGCGACGCGCGGATCGCTCGGGGCCTCGGCGACGATGACGTTGCCGCCCAGGTACGTGTCGGTAGTGTCGGTTTGCACGCTGGCGAAGACCTTGCGCAGATTGACCCGGCCACCGGCGCGATCCATCTCCGAGATGTCGTTGAACAGCGAATTGCTAGCGCCATCGACGATGACGGTGGAGGTCGGGGCGCCGCCGCCTTCGGCGACGTCGTCCATGACCTGGCTGGCAACGAGCTTCACGTCGCCTACGAGAATCGGCATGGGAGTCCTGTGGGTGTCAGAGCTGCAGCAAGCGCAGCGTCAATCGGTAGCGGTCGGCATCAGATCGCGCGGGGAAGCCGAGCACGGGCTCGGCCTCGACGCAGAGCTCGTCGTGGCGAAAGGCCACCTCGAAGCTGCGGCCGTCGTGCAGGCGCAACTCGAAGCGCCCGTCGTCGGCGGTCAACGGCACACTCGCCCACGCGTGCAGGGTGCCGACCGTGGCGCGTGTGACCCAAGCCATGTCGAACGCGCCTTCCAGCGTGATCGGCCGCCCGGCCTGCCGCGTGGCCGACTGCACCAGGAGCGCGCCGGTGATCAGGTAGCTCGTCGACGCCACGGCGGGCGTCCACGCGTGCTCATCGACCCACAGCAAATCGTCGGGCAAGGTCAAGACGTCCCCGTTCGCGAGGTGTTGGAGTTGCATGGGGTACCGGTCAGAGCGTGCGGGTGCGCGCTGCGCTCAGCACGCGCAGCAGGCGGGCTTCGTCGCGTTCGTCGATGGTCGCGGCCACCTTGTGGGTGCCCGCCGCGAGTTCGACGCGCACCGTGCGTGTGGGCGGGTGCTCACCGAACAGGGAGGGTCGCGGTAGGCCCGCGCCGGTGGGCTTCACCAAACCGCCTTTGGCGAAACCTTGGACACTGCGTAGCGTTCGTGCCGCCAGCGCTTGGGTAGGCGCCTTCATGCCGTTGATCGCCTCGAAGAAGCCGACGCCGAACTTGGACACCGTCGCGCGGTTCACAACGAACTCGCCCGGCGTCAGCAGCGCGGGCACCGTGTCGGACGAGGCGATGCCGCCGCGCGCGAAAAACTGGCCTTCGAGGCTTTCCATGTAGGTGATCAGGTCGCGCTCGAGGTCCTTGCCGACGAGCAGCGCTTGCGCCATCGCCGAGCGCCAGCGGCGCTTGATGCCCTCGACCATGCCGCCTTCGAGTCCGGTCAGAGTCTTGATCCCGACCAGCGGCTCCAGGTAGCGCTTGTCCACACCCGCTTGCTGGCCGTAGTGGCGCTCGGTGTTGAAGCGGAACAAGGGGCTGATAGCCGCGCCGCCCGACCGGGCCAAGGCCGAGGCGTAGCTCATCATGCCCTGATAGCCCAATTCGACGAGCTTCAAGGCCTCGACCACCGAGCGGTTCCGCTTGGGACGCTGAGGCGGCTCGCGGTTTGGCTTCGACGGTGGTGGCGGCGGCTCCGGCGAGATCCCCGCCGGGCCGCCACTGGCGAACCGCGCGACCTTGGTCAGCCGCGCCAGCGCCGCGATGCCGTACTTGCGCACTGCCGCCTTGCGAATCACAAACGCGCCGGCATCCAGCGTGCGCGGCACGGTGTCCGCATCGCCGCTACCCGGCACCTTGCCGCCCGCCATCCGCGGAAATAGCGGTGCCACCGAGCCACCGCGTGCAAAGCGCGGCAGGCCGCGGCCGACCATGCCGCCGGTGGCGTTGGTCTCGACCTTGGTGACATAGATCGTGTGCGTGCTCGTGGTGTGCATGCCCGCCAGGCTCATCACCTCGGCGCGGGCCGCATCGGCGTTGTGCTGGACTAGGTGCCGCGACTCGGTCTGCAGCTGCGCGAGCGCGCCGATCTGGCGCTCGACGTTGGTGACCGCGGCTTGCGCCTTCTCAGTGGAGACCTTGAGCTCGAACTGCGCCGACTCATTGGCGTACGCCTTGAGCCGGTCCAGCGCCTCCTGCGCCTTCGTGAAGTCGGCGTTGACCGGCAGCGTCTGGCCATCTTTCAGGCGTTGCTCGTACTCGCGCAGGGTCTGCTCGGCTTGCTGCAGATCGGCCTGGATCTTCAGCAGGTACTCCTTCTCCTCCAGCGCTGCATCCAATCGGTCGAGCGCTTGGTCCAAGCGCTCGGTGTCGGCGTTGATGGTGAGGGTCAGGCCATCGCGTAGCTTCGCGGTGATCGAATCGATCTGCGACTCGGTCTCGCTCAGCGTGCGCTGGATCTCGTTGCGCGCCGAGCGCGCGGCATCGGCCGCGCTGCGGTGAGCCTGCGCCTCGGCATCGAGCGCGCGGTTCAAGATCTCCTCGGCCTCGCGGATGCGGTCAATGGACTGGCGCACGCCGTCCTTGCCTTGGGCGATCTGCTGATCGGCTTCGCGCGCTTTGGCCGCCAGCTGTGCGCGCAACTCGCCGGCCTGCTGCATCAGGCTGTTGGCGGTCTCGAACTCCTTGCGCGCGCTGGCTTCGCGCGCCTGCGCCTGCAGCTGCGCAATCTGCGTCGCCGACTGCTCGGCCTGCTGACGCGCCTGCTCGCCGCGCTTGGCCTCCGCAGACTGGGTGTTGGCGACCTGCACAGCGAGGTCCATGGCCTTCTGCGCCAGTTGCCTCGCCTGTTCGAACTCGCCTTGGGCCAGGGCTTCGCGCGCCTTCTGCTGCAGCTCGGTAATCTGGCGCTTGCGGTCCTCGGTGGCCTCGTACTCGCTCATGCCCTGGCGGCGGATCTCGCGGATGCGTTCTTCCGTCGACATCGTGAGCTGACGCTTGGCTTCCTCGATGCGCTGTACTTCGGCGAGATGGCGATTGACTTCGGCGTTCAGCGCATCGATGTGCTGCCGGTACTCGCTCAACGCCTGCATGAGTGTCTGGCGCTTGGTCGCCAGAATGTCGTTCTCGACGCGTTGGACATTGGCCAGACGTTCGTTATCGGTTTGCCCCTGGCGCGCCGCGGCCTCACGGCGCGCGGTGGATTCGGCGTCGATCAGTTGCAGGACCTGGGTCGAGGCCTGCTGGCGCAACGTCGCCTGCTGCGTCAGCGCTTCCGACAGGTTCTTGGTCGACTCGACGATGCGCTCGCGCTCGGTCGTGCGCGTGGTCTGCAGCTCCGCCTGCTCCTGGGCGAAGCGGGCCTTCACCGCAGTGACCTGCTGCTGCAGGCTGGCCTCGACCAGCGCGGTGAAGCCCTTGTATGCCTCGGCCATCTTGGCGGTGGCGTCGTTGACTGTGCCTGATGCGGCGCCGGCCACTTGTTCCACTTCGCCGAGACGCGCCTTCAGCTTCTCGACGGCGCCATGCACGGCTTCGATGCCGCGTCCAACCGCTTCCTGCGTGCCCTGGCGCACGGCCTCCAGACGCTTGGCGATCTCTTCGGCAGCACTGGCCGCCGTGTTCATCGCGCCTTGGGCGGCCTCGCTGCCTTGCTGGGCGTCGGCGTACATGTCGCGGAAGATCTGGTTCATCTGCGCGAGGCGCGCCTCGTGGCGCGCCGTCGCCTCGGCCATCGTGTCGCCGGTGAAGATCGCGGCGAACGATTCCCACTGGTACTGCAGGAACTCGATGCTCTTCATGAGCACCTCGACCATGGCTACGCCGGCCACGCGGACGACCGCGAACTTCTCGCGCAACCAGGTGCCGATCTCCCAGCCGATGATCGCGGCGGCCAGCACCGCGAACGCTGCGCGCAGCTTGCCAACGGTGGCGATGGCATTCGTGAGCGACAGGTTGGCCGCGGCCCAGGCGGCGCTGGTGGTGGTCGCCGCAGTGACGGCGGCGGCGCCGGCAGTCTGCCAGGCGATGATCAGGGCCGGGATCATCCGGTAGATCAGCACGCCGAGGCCGATCTCAGCGACCCGCGTGAGCCACGCCATCACCGTGTCGAGGTTGTCTGCCAGCCACGTGAGGGCTTCGGCCAGCTTCTTGGTGAACCCGGTCGACTCATCGACGCGGCTGATCCACTGACCGAAGGCGTTGGTGAGACGGGTGAACGCCGCGCTGACGGTCTGCGGAAGTTGGGTGTACTCGGCGGCCAGCACATCTTTCTGGCTCATCAAGGCGTCGATGACCACATCGGCGGTCAGCCGGCCTTCCTCGGCCAGCTTGCGCAGGCGGCCGATCGGCACGTCCAGGCCATCGGCGAGCGCCTTGGCAAGCCGCGGGCTGTTCTCGACGACGGAGTTGAACTCCTCGCCGCGCAGCACGCCGGCCGACAGCGCCTGGCCGAACTGGAGCAGCGCGGACTGCGACTCGGACGCCGATGCACCCGAGATGCGCAGCGCCTGCGAAATGCTCTCGGTGAGTTCGATAGCCTGCCGCTGTTCGCCACCCAACTGCCGCACGGCCTGCTGCAGCTTGCCGTACAGCGTCGCCGTCTCCTGGATCGGCACGCCGATCCGCTGGGCGACCGCGAACAACTCGCGCTGGGCGGTGAGGTACTCGCGCTGTCCGGCGGTCGCGAGCGACAGGCGCGCGGACATCATGTTCCAGGCATCGGCGATCTGGACCAGTTCCTGCACCTGACCCGCGGCCCAGTTGATCGTCAGGAACGCGAGCAGTTGGGTCTTGGCGCGCGCGATCTGATCGCCGAAGGCCGACATGCCGGCCTTGACCTCGGCCATGCCGGCTGCGGCTTTGTCGCCGGCAGTCTTGGCGCTGGACGCGAGGTCGCCGAGGCTGCGCTCGGCCGAGTTGATCGCGCGCTTGAGCCCTTCGTCGGCGCCATCCAGCGCAACGAGGACCGAGATGCGTTTGGCCACGGATCAGTCCAGGGTTTCGAGGTGGTGCTGGATCGCCGCGGCGAGGCGCGGGATGTGCCCGGCCACCAGTCGCTCGATGTCCAGTCGCTTGCGCAGTGCCACACGCGGCACCAGAACGGCGATGGGAATGTCATCGCCGCGCTTGAGCCTGCCGATGCCTTCGGCCTTGCGGTAACGGCGCTTGAAGCCCGAGAGCGTGCGGTCGTGGTCCTTGATGTTCTCGGCCATCAAGACGATGTTTCCGCGCTTGTTCTTGATGAAGTAGGCGTTGCCGCCACGCATCAAGGCGGCGACCTGCGCCTTGAATTTCTTGCGACCGACGCGCCCATGCAGCGGGATCAGCATGCGTCCGGCAATCTGGCCGCCACGCTCGTGCAGGCCTGCCCACTGGATGCCCGAGCCAACGTACAGGGCCGGCAGCCGGTTCTTGTCGCGGTCGAGCACCTTGGCAGTGAAGCCCTTCACGAAGGACTTTCGCACCACGGTCATGCGCTCGGCGACATGGGCGCGTACCGCCTGCTTGACCTCCACCGCCTGACTCGCGATGCCGCGCGCCACCGCCTTGTGCGCCTTGTCGCGGAACTCGCCGCCCCAGCGGCGCAGTTGCGCTTTGGCGGCGGCACTATCGATGCGGATCGAGATGCGCATGGGTGGTGAGTCGGTCGAGGGTCTGGTCGAGGTGGCGGGCATCGCCACGGGCACCGAGTGCGATCAACGACAACAGCCGCGCATCGCGCGCGGCGTCCTCGCGGCTCACGGCCGCCAGAAAGCCGCGCACTTGCGCCAGCGTGTAGTCGTGGATGTCGGTGAGGCGGTGGCCGTGGCCGATCAGGGACTGGGCGGCGTCGAACCATCCGGGCTCGTCGCGTCGTCCACCTGGGCGAACAGCGCGCTGAGGCGCGGCATCACCTGGCGGGTAAAAAAATCCGCGTTGACCTCGATGACCGTGGAAGCGAGCAGGACCGCGTCATCGGCGTCGAGGTCGTCGACCCACTCGCGCGGTTTGCCGACCGCAAGCGCGATGGCCGACAACAGATCGCCGCCGCGTTCGCCGATCACCGCCCACCAGTCGATGCCGGTTCCGGTGATCTGTTGCATCACCGGGGTGATCGCGCGCAGAAAGCCGGGCAACTGACCGACCTTCAGCGGCTTCACCGTCAGAGTCTCTCCGGCGATGGTCAGGGACACGCCTTGCGGCAGGAGTTTTTCCAGATCGCTGCGGACTCCATCCCTGGAGTCCGCCCCTTCGGGGCCAGCCTGGCGGCTGTCAAAATTCGTTCCCGACGAATTTTTCATGGTCGTGCTCACAGCTGAACGATCCGGCCGAACTGACCCAGCACTGCGTCGAAGGGCTTGGTCGTGTCGGCGAGCAGCGAGCCTTCCAGCTCGAACTTGTTGTACTCGTCGGAGATGAAGGAGATCTCCTTCAGCGGATCGAAGGCGACGCGGTAGAGCTCGACGAGGACCTTTGCGTTGCCCTGCGCGGTGTTGATGCCCTCCAAGCGCAGGAAGCGCTCGGGCAGCGCCTGGGTGAAGATGCCGATCTCGGTCGCCGTGCCGAAGGTGTAGCTGGCCTTGAGCGGTGGCGTGAACCCGGTGATGTCCAGAAACTGGAGGGCACCGAAATCGGTGTCTACGGTGTAGTGCGTGCCTGCGGTCAGCGTCGCCGGGCTCGCCGCGGAATCGGTCAACACGACCGCAGCGACCTTGGGGTGCGCGAGGAAATAGCGGTCGCCGACCACCGGCATGAGAGCGCCGACCGGTTCGTCAGTGACCGAGCCGCCCGCACCGGTGACGTGGTTGCCGTACAACGCGAGCGCCAGGTTTTCCTTGGTGAACTCCTCGATGGTGAGGTTCACGGTCGCCGACTTCTGCTTGACCATACGGTGGTCGAGCGAGCGCTGGCCGGTCTGGCTCTCGAAGTGTTCGAGCACATCGGTCTTGAGCGAGAGCTTCAGCTCGGCGACGTTGCCGGGCGAGCGCACTTCGATGGGATGGCCCGCGGGATCGCGCTTGCCGAGGTAGACGCGGCCCTGAAAACTGGCATAGGTGCTCATGCTTTGGGTTCCTTGAGGCGGTGAGGAGTCTTGGTGGCAGACGGCGAGGCGGCGGCGGTGCCGACCTCTTCGTAGTCCGTTTCCAGCGGCGTTCTGGTCGCGTCGGTCGTGGCCGCGCGTTGCGCGATGCCTTGGGCGATCAGCCAGTCCGCGATGGCGGGCGACACCGCGATGGCATCGCCAGGGGCATAGGCCTTGCCCGCATGGGTATGGGGGGCGCAGCACAACGAGTCGGGTCATGGGCTCATCCTTGGATCGAGAGGTCGTGGGCCAGGGTTCGGTAGGTGATGGCGTAGCGCGCAGGCAGCGCGACCACGAGGTCGTCGGCGTCGTCGATTTCGAACTCGCCGTCCTGCTCGCGGATGCCGAGCGCAAGTTCGCCAAGCGTTCCGTCGCGCATCAGCGCGGCGTGTGCCGCAGTGAGCAGACGATCGGCTTCCGACTCGGGGATCGCTGGCGGCACAGCGCGTGCCAGCGCCACCAGCCGAATCGTCAGCAGCCGGGTGACGCGGTCATTGGCGCGCTCGCTGATCGCGTCCGATTCGGGGAACACCACCAGCGCGGGCGACTGCTCGCGGGTGATGGCCACGGTTGGCGAGCGATGCACCGTGGCCCCGAGCGCCAGCAGTGGCGCGCGCACGGCATCGAGCACCGCGAGCAGAATCCGCTCACGCAGCGAGTTGGCCGCCATAGGTCAGAGCCGAGACAGACGCGCGCGGCGTTCGGAGCCATCGCCCACCGCACGCAGGTCGCGCACCTGGAAGGCGATGCCGTCGATGACCACGCCATCGCGCACGGCGATGCCGACGAACGCCGATGCCGGAAACGACATCTCGAGAGCGGTGCCGAGCGCCAAGCCGTCGAGTAGCGTCGTGTCCGGTGCGGAGAAACCGACCGCCTGGGTCTGCGGTGCGCTGCCATCGGCGGGTTGCCAGATGGCAGTCTTGAGCAGGCCCGCTCGCGCAGCTGCGGCGAAGATCTGTTCGACGAAGCCCATCAGAGCGTCAACTTCACCAGCACGCCCGGGCGGTGGCACATCGGCAGCGGGTTCGATTGCGTGTGCAGATCGGTCCCGCGGTCGAACTTACGCGGCTCCTGCTTGGCGTACAGCGGCTGGCCGAGCGTATTGACGGTCTCGTTGAAGTCGGCCGGCGCGAAGTAGGTGCCGAAGGTGTCGATGGTGCCCGTGGGGAACGCGTGCGCTTCGCCGGCTGCGATGAAGTCGCGGACAACCTTCTGGTCGTTGACTGAGGTGACGGCTTTGCCCCGGTACTCCTCGAAGGTGATGCCGCCGAAGGTGAAGCCGCGGCGCACGTCGTTGATCAGGATCGCGCCGTTCTGCCAGTTCTTGAAGGCCTCCTCGACATTGCCGTGGCTGGTGAGGGCGGCAAAGAACTCCGGGGAGCACAGGCAGTGAACGCCAGTCATGTACTCGCCCTTGAGGCCGTCCTCGATGGCGGCCACTGCGGCGATGCACTTGGGTTTGATCTTGGCGTTGGCGTTGCCGAGGTCGAAGGCGATGGTCTTGGGCGGGATCTTGAACTCGGCGAACAGGTCATAGAGCACCGAGCCATCGGCATCGAGGATGACGCCCTTGAGCGCGCCCATGCGCAGGTGTTCGAGCGTGATCGCGTGCTTGTTGCGCATCGTCTGCAGGTGCTGCGCGATCACGTTGGAGATCGATTCCGGCTCGAACTCCGAGCCGAAGGCGCGAAGGCCTTGGACCTCCTCGGGCAGCACCACGTCGTCGTGGGGAATGTGCGGCACCACGAACGAGCGCACGGTGCGCTTGCCGCGCTCGCCCACGGTGCCGGGCGATCCCGGTGGCTGCGTCGGGAGCAGGTTGAGGACGCCGTGGTTCTCTTCGACGATCACCGTGCGCTGGCGAACCGGCTTGGCCGGAAACAGGTTCAAGGCCTCCAGACGACCGTACCGGTTCGGCAGGATGTTGATCGCCGCGGTCAGCGACGCAAGGTTGTAGGCGGGATTGTTGAATGGGTTCTGCATGGCTCAGGCTCCTTGGCGAACGAGCACGCCGAGCGCCTTCAACTGCGCGAGCGCGGTCAGGGTTTCGGCGGCGGTGATGCCTTCGGGCCACTGCAGGGCGTGCTGGGCAACGATGGCGTGGCGCGCGACGATCAAGGCGTCGTCGCGGTCGATGAGGGTGGCGTCGCAGGCCTGCAGTAGGACGCCCGCGGCGACCTGACGACCATCGGTCGCGGACGGGTCGATGCGTGCGTACTGGCCGGTCGCGGTCACCAGGCCCACGACCGCGCCGAGCGGCAGGCTCTGGCCGGCGCCAACCGTGACCCGGTCGCGCGAGTAAAAGTGCGGCGCCTCGTACTTGAGCAGATCGCCGAGGTTCAGGGACTCAATCATCTCGGCCATCTCAGTGACCTCCGGTGGTGGCGGTCGCGGTCGCCGCGAGCTTGCGGGCGGCGTCGATCAGCGGATTGCTGGCGGCTGGGCTCGGCGCCTGCGCATCGGGGGCGATGCGACTGGCGATCTCCGGGCTGTCGTCGGCGAGCGCCGCGAGCAGATGGCGGCGCACGGCATCGGGCGCGGTCTGGGCTTCGAGGAAGCCAGCGATGAGGTGCGGGCGACCGGCCAGGGTGCAGATCTGGGCGATCTCCAGCGACTCGGCGACGCCGAAGGCACTGGCCGACACGGCAGGCGCAGGCGGGGTGGCGCTGTCCGCCACGACGGCGGCAACGGGTTCGGTTTCAGCAGACATGGAAGACTCCGACAGGAGGGAACGAGCAAGGCCCGGCGCGCCCGAGGTGGACGTCGGGAGAGACAGTGAAGCGGTGAGTTGTGCCAAGGCCTCATCGAAACTGCCGACGGCATCGGCGAGGCCCGCCGACACGGCGTCGGCACCGAAGAACAGGCCGGCGTCCCAGGCGCGCACCTGTTCGGCGCTGAGGCCGCGGTGCTTGGCGACGGTGTCCACGAACAGGCCGAACACGCGCTCGACCTCGCGGCTCAGGATCGCGTGGGCCGCATCGGTGATCGGCTCGTGGGGCGACAGGTCGTTCTTGCGTGCGCCGGCAAACACCGGCGTGTAGCGAATGCCGTCCTTGGCATCCTTGACCGAGTGATCGGCGTGTAGCGCGATGACGCCGACCGAGCCAGCGCCGCCGGTGCGCGCGACGAACACCCGCGTGGCCGCCGAGGCGAGCGCGTAGGCCGCCGAGAAGGCCTGGTCGTTGGCGACTGCCCACACCGGCTTGGATCGTGTGGCGGCGCGCACGCGGTCGGCGAGGTCGAACACGCCCCCGGACTCACCACCCGGGGAGTCGACATCAAGCAGGATTGCCCGAACCTGCGGGTTGGCGAGTGCGGCATCGAGTTGATCGGCCAACGCCAGGTAGCTGGTCAGGCCCGAACTCGCTTCCAGGCCCACGGTGCGGCGCACCAGCGTGCCGTGGATCGGAATCACGGCGATATGCGGTGGGTGGGCGCCGTGGGCGCGCAGGGGCGGCGCCGAAGGCAATGGCGCATCGTGGTCGGTGACGCCGATGCGGGCGCCCAGGACGGAGACGATCACGTCGAGCTTCGGGCGATGGATGGCCAACGGCACGCCGAAGAGGCGCGCCGCCAGGTGGGGCAGCACGGTCATGGGATTCCTTGAGGAGGTTTCAGGCGTCGGCGTCGTCAGGCGACGGCGCGGGGCGCGGCGGTCGGGTGCTGCCGCCATCCTTGGCGGTGTGGCGCGGATCGGAGTCGAACACCAGGCCGAGGTCGTCGGCGCGCTGGTTGTCGGCCGCGATCTCGCGGTCGATGTCCTCGGCGTCGTAACCGTTCGCCGAGATCGCTTCCGAGCGGCTCATGAGGCCCGAGCGGATCGCCAGCAGCATCGCCTTATATTCCTTCTCGGGATCGACCCACTGCCAGCCTTGGGGAATCCACTTCACCTGCAGGTAGTGGCGGCGCCGCGCTGGGCCGCCGTGCGCGAAGCCGGGCGCGACGAGTGCGCCCGACAGCACGGCTTGCTTCATCCACGCCGCCCAGATCGGCCGGCACAGCTGATGGACCAGCACGGCGTGCTGCACCATCTCGCAGCGGCGGCGGAACTCCAGCAGGCCGGCGCGAATGGAGGAGTAGTTGACGCCGGTGAGGTCACCGGTCAGTTGCTCGTAGGTGATGCCAATCGCGGCGGCGACCGCGCGAAACTGCGTGCGCAGGAACTCCGAGTAAGCGCTGCCGACATCGGCCGGATCGGAGAACTTAATGTCCTCACCGGGCTCCAGGATCTGCAGCGTGCCGGGCTCTAGGCTCGCCACCGAGATGCCTTCAGCGTCCGGCGTGCCTTCACCCATCAGCGAGTCTTCGGGGTTCTGGCGCGTCACGAAGCCGGCGAACATCGCCGCGGTCTTCTTGCGCACCAACTCGGCGTCGTCGTACTGGTCGAGCTCGTTGAGTTTGACCAGTGCGCGCGACAGCCACGGCTCGCCACGAATCTGGCCCGGGCGCAGCACGCGATACAGGTGGGCGATCTCGCGCGCATCCACGCGCACGGTGTCGAGGCCGCCTTGACCGGACATCGGCGCGAGGCGACCGTCTTCGGGATGAGCGCGGTAGAGGTGGTAGGCGACGCGACGCCCGAGCCCATCGAACTCGATGCCGGCGCGGACGACGTTGCCGTTCGCGAGATCGGTGTTCATGTGCATCGGCAGGTGCTCGGGTTCGAGCAACTGGATCTGCAGCGGCACGGCGAGCCCGTCCTCGGGCCGGCGCGGGCGCAGCCGGATCAGGCATTCGCCGCCTTCGAGCATGGCCCGGCAGGCGAGCGCCTGCAGGCCGTAGAAATCGGTCTGGCCGGCGGCGTCGGCATCGTCCGTCCAATCGCGCCACAAGGACTGAACGTCGGCACGAAAGCGCTCATCGGGCGAGAGAGACTGCGGCTTGATGCCGGTGCCGACTGCATTGGCGACAAAGGCCTCCAGCGCGGCCTGCGCCCAAGCATTGCGGCGCACCAGGTCGCGGCTCTTGATGCGCAGGTCGACGCCGCTCGCCAGCATTGCGGCGACGGCGCCCGGATTGCCGGGCATCCACGCGAGCGACCGGCGCCCGCGCCCCGAGGCTTCGTGGACCGGGCCACCGAAGAAGCTGCGCAGTTTGCCGAACCAGGTCATCTCAGAAGCCCTTGCGGGTCGTGACCCGGATCTGGCGCGGCGCACCCGGCCACAGGCCAGTGCTGGCCGCCTGTTCGGCAATCCCGCGCTTGACTTCGCGGATCGCGGCCAGGAGTTCCTCGACCGAGCGGTACTCGACGGTGTTGCCGCCGAAGGTGACGCGGCGCTCGCCCTTGGCCAGGGCAGACTCCAGCGCCTCGAGGTGGTCGGAGGTGAAGGCCATCAGCGGTACACCACGAGATTGATCTCGGTCGAGTCGGTGAAGGTCGAAGCGGCCGTCGCGCAGCTGACATCCACGAAGCGCGTGCTCTTGAGGTCATCTTCGGCGCGCACGATGGCAAATCGCTGCTGGCCGCGGTCCACCGAGCTGCGCGCGAGTGCCGTCCAGCAGTAGTGGGTGTCCGGCAGGCGCACGGCGAAGTGGATGCGGTAGCGTCCCGGCGCGGTGCGGTCGACCGCCAGCACCTGGTGCGCTGCGCGGATGACGACCTCGCCATCGATCACGCCGAAGCACACCCACGCCCGGGCCACACCCGGATGCGTGGCGTCGATCTTCGACGCCAGCACCCGACCGATGCGGATGGCGAGATCAGCGATGCGGTCGACCAGCGCCATGTCAGGCCAGCGCCGCCTCGAAGACCGCGCTGAAGTCGGTCTCGGGATCGCCGACTTCCATGCTCGCGATGGCGCCGATGTTGGCGCGCACCTGCGCCTGTTCCTCGGAGGCCAGCGCCTGCGCCGCGTCGAAGCGGACGCGGTTGTTGACCGCCGCCAGCAGCGCATCGAGGCCGGTGCTGCCCGAGGTCAGGAGCTCCTGGATCTCCAGCAGCGTGTCGTAGGCGGCATCGGCGCCACCGAGGATCTCGGCCTTCAGGGTGTCGAGCAGATCGACGATCTTGCTGGACGAGTACGTGGTGCTGGTCGAGATCTGGCCATCGTCGATGCCGCTGGTGGCGGTGACGGCGTCCTTGAGTTCATTGATCGCGGCGACGAGGTTGGACTTGTCGGTGGTGGCGAGCAGCGCCAGGTTGCCGGTCTTGGCGCGCACGTCGATGAACTCTTGGGCGACGCGGATGACCAGACTTTCGATACGGGAAGCAAGACTCATGGAGCACTCCTTGAGGTGGGATGGATCGGCTACGACAGCCAACGGCTTTTGACGACGCGCCGCCGGATGGGCGCGCCCGAGGGGGCCTGGCCGCCGCGTGGGGTGGCCGGGTCGTGGATCGGTAGTGCGAGGGCGGGCTCGGGCGCGCGTTCGACGCCAAGCGAGCGCTCCAGATCCCGCCAGTGGCGCTCCTCGAAGCGGTCGAGTCCGGCCGCGGCGGCGGCAGCGCGCGCGTAGATGTAGCAATCGAGCGCTTCGTTGCGCTCGCGCACTTTCTGCCACTCGCGCACCGGAAATCCGTTGCGGTCGCGGCGGGTGATCAGCTGTTCGGCGCAAAGCTGCTGCACGAACTCGGCATCGATTTGCGGCAGATGCACGAAGCCGGTCGGGAACGCGAGGCTCACGCAGTCGTCGCCGACCGCCGCACTCTTGCGCAGGTTGTTGTAGAGCTCGAGCTTGGCGATACCGACCGCGACCGAGAACACCTTGATGCCGCGACGCAGACGCTTGCCATCGCGCGAGACATCGACCGCTGTCGGCGTGCCGATCAGGGCAGCGCCGCGCGCTGCGCCCTTGACCGCCATGACGCGTGCGTCGCGGCAGGCGCGCACGAAGGCATAGGCCTCCTGCGTGGCAAAGCCCGTGTCGAGCGCGAAGCGCACCAACGGCATCAGCGCGCCGGACGTGTGCGTCCAGTGCTCATCGAGCAAGGCCGAGAGCGCCCGCCACACGCCCTCGCGCGCGGTGTCGCCCATCAGCACCCGATGCTCGATCAGCCAGGACTCCTTGCCGCGTCCAAAGGCCCAGATCGAGACTTCGATGCGGTCCTTCTGCACGTCGGCGCCGCCCACCAGCAGCAGGCCGCCGAGCGGCACAGTGCCGATGCGGTAGTCCTCGCGGCGTTCAACGAGGCGCTGCCAATCCGGCGCTTCGCCTTCCTCGACCCAGGTCTCGCCGAGTTCGGTGTTCTTGAAGGTCTTGATCGCCGAGGCCGATCCCGACTCCTTGTTGACGGCCGCCTCCCAGGCCGCGGCAATGTCGCGCCACGCGCGCCAGCCGACCGGGCTATACAGCGAGGACAGGTGGAAGCCTGCGGTCTTGCCCGCAACGTCTACGGTCGCGCGCCACTCGCCGTGTTCGAGCATCCAGGTCTTGTGGTGCTCGGCGATGGCGGTGTCGCAGGCTTCGCAGATGTAGGCGGCGGTCTCGGGCGCGCCCTTGTCCCAGCGCAGTTGCTCGAAGCGCAGCCATTGTCGGTGCGCGCAGTGCGGGCATGGGACGAAGTAGCGACGCTGGTCGCTGGCCTCGTACTCGCGTTCGATGGCCGAGGCGCCGGCAATCGTCGGCGTCGAGACGATGAAGATCTTGCGCCGCGCGAAGGTGCGCGTGCGCGCTTCGGCGAGTGAGATCGCATCGCCTTCGCCCTCGACATCGAGCGGGTAACCGTCGACTTCGTCCAGAAATAGGTAGCGCACCGGCATCGAGCGCAGCCCGACTGCGCTGTTGGCGCCGGTCATCACCAGCACGCCACCCCGAAACTCCTTGGCCAGGATCGTGTTGCCCGAGTCACGCGAACGGGCCGGGGCGATCAGTTCAGCCAGGACACCGGACTCCTCGATCAGCGGATCGATACGCTGCTTCGAGTTGCGCTTGGCCATCTCGACGGTCGGCCAGACCGCCATCATTGGACCCGGCGCGTGGTGAATCACGTAGCCGATCCAGTTCGAACCCATCTCGGTCGCGCCGAGCTGGGCGGCCTTCATGAACACCACGCGCTCGACCGCAGAGGTGGGCGACAGGCAGTCCATGATGGCTTTGAGGTACGGCGTGCGGCTGGTGCGCCAACGCCCGGGCTCGGCCGAAGCCTTGCTCGACAGCATGCGGTGCCGATCCGACCACTCGGACACGGTCAGCAGTGGATCGGGCAGCAGGCCTTCGCGCCAGGCGCGCTCCAGCTCGGCAGCGCCCTCGTAGATCGTGTCGATCATTCGATGCGCGGGCGCAGCTCGCCCAGCTCCTGCAGGTGCTCGCGCACGGCCGCCTCCAAGGCGACGTGCAAGGTGTGCGGATCAACGCCCAGTCGCGCGGCCATCTGTGCCGAGATGCGCGCCGGCCAGTTCAACCAGGCATCGCGCTCGGTGCGCGCCAACTTGAAGACGTGGGCGATGGCCTGGTTGCGGTCGACCAATTCACCCTTGAGGCGCGCAAGGCGAACCTTGTTGGTCTGCGCCTTGACCACCTCGTTGACCGTGCGCGCTTGCAGCAGGGACGCGCCGCCCGCGGGCAGCGCGGCGCCGGGATCGGCACTCGGCGCAGCGTCGGTGGGTACCGGCGCCCGAGGGGCCGGTGTGCGCGAACCGACGCGCGGGGCCTCGGTGTTGCGCGACCACTGGGCGTCGGCCTGCGCCGGATCCAGCGTGCCGTCGGCGTTGGGCGTGATGCGGCCTGCAGCAATGGCTTTGCGAACGGCGGCATCCGATACGCCTCGGTGCCGCGCGTAGGCGCGAATCGACAGTCCCATCGGCCCTTTTCAATCCCATCGAAGAAGCGACGAAAAGCGCTTGGCTTCACCTCCGCGCAGCGCGTTCATCGCCGTCCCCCATCACGAGGACGAACCGATGAGCCAACTCGATCTGGACACGCTGGCGAAGGCGCTGGCCAACGCCGCGATGACGGTGCTGGTGCGCTCCTGCCGCAAGGAAGTTGCAGGCGCCAGCCACGCGCGCCTGGAGTCGGCCTGCGCCGCGATGCGCGCCAAGGCGCGCCCCGTGCTCGACCAACTGCTCGATGACGCCCATGCGGCGCCCTGGGTGGCCGAGGCGGCCTTCGCCGCCGCAGCCCTGGAATTGGCGCAATCAGGCATCGCCGCGCTGAAGGCCTCTGAAGCCTGAATTTGCTGCGAACAACGCTTGGCTTCACTGGCAAACAGCGTGTTCATGTGTCCCGCAACGAGCCCATCCACACCATCACGGAGCACCCCATGAGCACCACCACGCAGAGCCGACAAGACGTGATCGACGAACTCGGCGAGATCCAGTCCCAGATCCTGGAATTGGTCGAACAAGCGCGCGGCCTGCTGCGCCGCAACGGCCTGCACGGGGCGCTGATGCGCGCCGAGTCCTATTGGATTGCGCACATCACGACCGCGGCCACCAACGACCACGGCTACCTCGGCAAATCGATGGTGAGCCTGCAGGACACCATCGACGAGATCGAGGACGGCGACGACGACACCGCGGAGGACTGAGGCACGGCGCTGGGCGGGGCGATCCGCTCGGCGCGCTTCGACAACCCCGCTTGGCTTCACTGACGAACAGCGCGTTCATCACGCGCACCCCAACCAAACCAGGAGCAACACCATGAGCACGACCGAACTGACCCCCACCCAGCGTTTCATCCTCGACGCCGCCATCCAGCACACCGGTGGGCGCATCGAGCGCTTTCCGGACAACGTCAAGGGCGGCGCCCGCAGCAAGGTGCTCGACGGCCTCTTCAACCGCGCATTGATCACGCGCGATGGCGAGGGCTGGTGCGTCGCCGCCGAAGGCTACGACGCGATGAACCACCCGCGACCGGGCATCAACCCGAAGCGGAACTCGGACTTCGAGGCCAAACTGGACCGCATCATCGCCAATGCCGAGGCGGCGACGGCGGAGATCGCGCCCGATGAGGCAGACGACGCGGCGATGGAGGCCGCGGTCGCCAGCGCCGAGGCAAGCTTCACGGCGAACGACGCGCCACGCGTGCCGCGCACCCGTGAGCACAGCAAGCAGGCCGAAGTCCTGCGGATGCTGCGCCGCCCCGAGGGCGCGACGATCAGCCAGATCTGCGAGAGCACCGGCTGGCAGGCGCACACCGTGCGCGGCACCTTCGCCGGCGCCTTCAAGAAGAAGCTTGGGCTGGTCCTGACCTCCGAGAAGTCCGAGGGCGCGGAGCGGGTGTACCGCGTCGCCTGAACATGAGCGAGAAGCCAGGCGGAAACGCTTGGCTTCTCGCTTGAACAGCGCGTTCATGGGGTCGTTGCCACACGACCCGGAGCCCCGCCATGACACCCAACGAACTCTTCGCCCGCATCGCCCAGACGCATCTGCACATCGAGACCCTGGAGACGCGCCACCGCGACAGCCTGGACTTCCACGACGTGGGCGTGTGGTGCGTGCGCGACGCCCTGCAGGCCGCCTTTGATGCGGGCGTCGCGGAAGGCCTCCGCCAGGCGGGTCGGACGAAGAAGGAGGGCCAAGCCAAGCAGTAATTGCTTGGCTTCCGACGCGAACAGCGCGTTCATGCATCCACACCCAACAACCCCGAGATCCCCATGATCGAGAGCATCAAAGTCCGCTTCGCCCGCAAGCCAAACGATCTGGCCGACGTCCTGTCCAGCCTGCGTCATGGCGACCTGGCGAACTACGTCGACATCGAGTCGCGCCAGGCAATGACCGAGGCCGAGTACGACGCATTCACCAACACATTGCTGGCCGACCGCGACTGGCTTGCGGGGCGCGGCGGATTTCTGGAGGGCGGCGGGCGCAGCGTCGTCGAAGTCACCGCGCCCAATCGCACCACGCTCTACATCGATCCCTCAGGTTCGAAGTACGGGCGTTACGTCGGCATCCGCGCCGACTGAAGGCCCGAGCCATGTCCAACTACGTCGATTACCAACTGCAGCAACTGCGCCCCTTGGTGGGCGCGACCATCACCGCCTTGGCGCGAACTGCGCCGGGCGAAGACGAGTTCGAACCCGAGTACTTCGGACTGGTGCTGACCTTGCCGAACGGTCAGCAGCGGACCGTGCTCATCCTTTCCGATCCCGAAGGCAATGGTCCTGGCGCCGTCGAGATCGCCGATTGACTCGGCGCGAAGTTGATCAACGTTTCCTCGCGAGAACGCTTGGCTTTGGGTCGGAACAGCGCGTTCATGGACGCGTCGCCACCCACACCACGGAGTCCACGATGAGCCAGATCACGCACACCATCCCCGCCACCCGCAACGAGGGTTGGGGCTTCTACGGCACGATGAACGAACGCGCCGAGGCCGCCTGGCCCCTGGCGATGACCGCAGTCGCCAACGCCACCGGCGAGTCCCTCGACATCGTGCGCGTTTTCCTCGACAGCCGATTTGGCCGCCACTTCGCGGACGACGTCCTCAACGCGGTCGACAATGGCCACGCCTTGCCGGATGCGGTCAACGTCGCCACGCGCAAGTGGATGGGATGGACGATTGGGCGCCAGGCCAGCAAGGACTACGGCATCCCACGCGGGTTGCCCTACCTGACGGGCTACGTGATCCACTGCGGCATCATCGACGAGTCGTGCGCCGCCTGATGAATACGTCTGCTGCCGAACGGGAGCAGGCGCTGCGGTGGCTGATCACCAACCGGCGTCCGGACGTCTCCATCGAACAGACCGTGCGCTTAATGAGCGCACTGCTGCCTCGCGATCTCTCCACGATGCAACTGCTGCGGCGCATCGCGGAGGAGGAAGACCCCAAGGAGACTCCGCACCGATCTAGCTGGCGCATTCCTCCTGGTCTGCCGCCTCACGGATAGCCTGCTTGCCGGTGAAGTCCTCCCACCGGCGCACGATCACGTCGGCGTACTTCGGGTCCAGCTCCATCAAGCGCGCGACGCGCCCGGACTTCTCGGCGGCAATCAGCGTGGTGCCCGAGCCGCCAAATGGGTCGAGCACCACATCGCCGGGGCGTGAGCTGTTGCGCAGCGCGCGCTCGACCAGTTCGACCGGCTTCATGGTCGGATGCAGGTCGTTCTTCTGCGGTTTCTTGATCTGCCAGACGTCGCTCTGGTCGCGGTCGCCGCACCAGTGGCGCTCGGCGCCCTCGGGCCACCCGTACAGGATCGGCTCGTACTGGCGCTGGTAGTCGGCACGGCCCAGCGTGAACGTGTGCTTGGCCCAGATGATGAACGTCGACCAGTGGCCGCCGGCCGCGCGGAAGGCGGTCTGCAGTACGTCCAACTCACTCGACGACATGGCCACATACATCGCGCCATCGCAGCGCTCGACCATCGGCGTCAGCGCCGCCAACAGGAAGTCGGAGAAGCCATCGCCCAGGTTGTCGTTGAGGATCGCGCGGTCCTTGCCGCGCAGCTTGTCTTTGGCGCTGTTGGCGTAGTTCACGTTGTAGGGCGGATCGGTGAAGACCATAGCCACTCGCTCCTCGCCGAGCAGTGCGTCGTAGCTCGCCGCCAGGGTCGCGTCGCCGCACAGAAGGCGATGCTGTCCCAGCTGCCAAATGTCGCCGGCGCGCGACACCGGTGTATCCGACACTTCCGGGACGGCATCTTCATCGGTCTGCCCTGACACATCGGGCTCGTCACCGGCCATCAGTTCTGCAAGCGCGTCGGCGTCGAAGCCGGTGATGTCCAGGTCGAAGCCAGCGTCCTGCAAGTCCGCGAGCTCGACCCGCAGGAGATCCTCATCCCAGGTCGCGTTCTCGGCGATGCGGTTGTCGGCCAGTACCAGCGCGCGACGCTGCGTCGGCGTCAGATGGTCCAGCACCACGACCGGCACCGTGTTGAGCCCGAGTTTCTGCGCCGCGGCGAGGCGCCCATGGCCGGCGACGATGACGCCGTCGCTACCGGCGAGGATCGGGTTCGTGAATCCGAACTCCGCGATGCTGGCGGCGATCTGCGCCACCTGCGCGTCCGAGTGCTGGCGCGCATTGCGGGCGTAGGGGATGAGCTTTTCGGTGGGCCACGGCTCGATCTTCTCGGCCAGCCAGGAGCGCGTCATGCCGTAGATCCTGCGCGCGCCGCGGCGACTGCATCGAAGCTCTCGCCGCTGGCCTGGAGGCGCACCTGCACATCCGGGAAGGTCTGGCGGAAGCGGCGGATCGCCACGTCCACGTACTCCGGCGCGATCTCGACGGCGCGCGCGATGCGACGCGTGCGCTGCGCGGCCAGGATCGTCGTCCCCGATCCGCAAAACGGCTCGAACACGATCTCGCCCTCAGCCGTGTAGGCCTCGATCACGAATTGCGGCAGCGCCACCGGAAACACCGCAGGGTGGTCGATGCCTTCACCGATCTTGCCCTTGTGGCGCATGACCCGGATCACCGAGTCGGGAATGCGGTGGTCTTGCGTTGGTTGGCCGGCATGGGTCCAACCACCGACGTCTCCGTCCTTGCCGCGCAGTGCCGTGGACGAGCCATCGGCGCGCAGGTGGGTGTCTTGCCCGGCGAATTTGCAGGGCACGATTTTGTTCGGCTTGCGGGTGTCGCGGTTGAAGTGGAAGACGAACTCGAAGCTCGGTGCCAAGCGACCGGCCCAATCGCCTGGCATGCCCGGGCCCTGGTCCCAGACGTACCACGCGAAGCGCCGCCAACCTTGCGTGCGCATCCACCCGAGCCAGGCATCCCAATACGGGATGAACTCGTTGTCGCGATGGATCAGGCCGAGGTTGACCATCACCTGGCCGTCGTCGGCCATCGGCAGCGGCGCGAACACGCCGCGCATCAGCGCATCCCAATCGGCAATGCCGCCGGTGGTGTAGTCGCGCTGGTTGCCATAGGGTGGCGAGGTGAAGCACAACTGCGCCCGGTCGTCCTGCATCAGCGCAGCGATCACGTCGCGGTCGCTGGCGTCGCCGCAGATCAGGCGATGCGGGCCGAGGAGCCAGACGTCGCCCGGGCGCGATACCGCAATCACCGGTGCGTCGGGCACCTCGTCGGCCGCATCGTCTTCCTCGGGCGTCTCGTCGGTTGCCTCCGGGTCGCCGGCCTCGGCATCGGTGAGCAGCGACTGCAGCTCAGCATCGTCGAAACCCGTCAGCGCAAGATCGAAGCCGGACTCGGTAAGGTCCGCGAGTTCCAGTGCCAGCAGTTCCTCGTCCCAACCGGCGTCGAGCGCCAGGCGGTTGTCGGCGATGACATAGGCGCGCTTCTGCGCCGGTGTCAGGTGGGTCAGTTCGATCACCGGCACGTCGGCCAGGCCCAGCTTGCGCGCCGCCGCCAAACGCCCGTGGCCAGCGATGATGCCGTGATCGGCGTCGATCAGGATCGGCGTGGTCCAGCCGAACTCGGCGATGCTCGCGGCGATCTTGGCGATCTGCGCATCGTTGTGCGTGCGCGGATTGCGGGCGTAGGGAATCAGCGTCTCGACCTGGCGGTACTCGACGTGCAGCGGGTTCACGCGGATGCGGGTCCTGAAAATGAAAAACCCGCCGACGAAAGCCGTGGCGGGTGGAGTGGAATCGATGGTGGGTGTGCGAACCAGGTGCGAACCGCGAACCGTGCGAACCTTGGTTCGCACCCTCACGCTAGCGAAGCATCGCGCTCGCGCCCCCCGCATGGCACTTCCGGCAGGAAGGACCCCTTTTTGCCCCGAGAGCGTTGCGGCGAAGCCACTGTGGCTTCATCGCCACTGCTCCCGAGCATGGAGGAAATCCTACGACGGATCGCCGAAATTGTTGCGCGGCCTCATCGCCGCGCATTTCCCATCGTCACCGCAATCGCGGTGAGCGTTCCGCCAAAACACGCCAAAACCCTACGCGATGCACGCACCGTTGAGTTTGGCGGCCACCTGCGCGAGTGCTGCCTGCCAACGCCGCCAAGCCGTGCTGCGGTCGCAGGCGAAGCGGATCGTGATGTCGCGCCAGCCGTAGCGCTTGGCGCGCATCCACACCAGGTGGCGCTGCTCCTCGTCGAGCCATTGCACCCAGTGCATCGTCTCCAGCATGCGGTCAATGGCCGCAGGTGACGGTGGGAACGGGCGATAGACCTTCTCGTCGGCCGAGAAGGCTTCCCACGCGCTGCGGGCGATCACCGGCCAGGTGTTGAAGTAGCCCTGCACACGCACGGGTGGCAGGCGGCGGCTGGCACTGGCTGCTTCTTCGAAGCGTGCGGCCACCGCATCAATCGTCCAGGTCGGGTCAGCCACGGCTCGCGCCTCCGTAGAGCCGCTCGCCAATTGCCTTCACGAACTCCCGCTCGAAGTAGTCGAGCCGGTCGTCGGTCAGGTGGACGACGAGGATGTGCTGATCGCGCCAGCCGCGTTGCTTCATCGCCTCGAGGTCCGTGGTCTCGGGCTGGATGCGGGCCAAGGCGCAGCGATAGGTGGGCGTTGGGATCTTCATCTCACGCCTCCTGGCTGGCGATGGCCCAGCGCAATAGCGCCAGCGCGTCGGCTTCGTTGTCGTCGGTGGGCGCATGGCCAAGTGCGCGCATCGCGCTCAACACCTCGTCCTTGGATGCGTTGCCCTTCCCGGTGGCGTGCTTCTTGATCGTTCCGACCGGCACGCCCTGGTAGGGAATCTGGTGGTGCTCGCACCACGCGGTGAGCGTGGCGAGGAAGCCGCCGTAGGCGTGCGCTGCGTCGGTCGAGACGTGCCGTCGCACTTCCTCGAAGTGCAGCGCATCGAAGCCGCCGGTCATGTCCTTCAGTTCTGCGAGCCAGCGCTTGAAGCGCAGGAAGCGCATGCCGCCGCCTTCGAAGCGCTGCGGTCGGAAGCTCTCGCTGCCGCTGGTGATGGCGCCGTCGCTGCTGCGCAGCGCCCAGCCGGTAGTGGTGCCCAGATCGAGGGCGAGGATCGTCGTCGTCATGAGTTCAGTCCTTGATTCGGTGTGGACTGACGCATCCGACGCGCTACGTCGAAACTCCCATGAGGCGTGTGCACGCGCGCCCGCGCGGGAGAGGTAACGACGTCGTGCGTCAAATGCGTCAGTCGGATGCGTCGGCATGGCCGTCAGTCGTCGGCGTAAGGGGTGTAAGCGGGCTTGGGCGGGCTCTTGAGGCCGATGCCCCGGAAGCCGCGCAGGCCAGACGGGTTGCGCCACTTCTCGATGCCACGCGTGATCAGCAGATCGGAGAACCGTTTCTGCGAGCCGATGAACTCGCCTGCGGCATCCGCCCACTGCTTCCAGTCGGTGAACAACTCGGCGCTCAGCGACTTGGCGTTGCTCTCGCGCACGCAGCGCTCGTCGAGCCAACGGCCCAACGCGTCTTCGGCTTCGAAGTACTCCTCCGTGGCCTCGAGGACCTGTTGCGGCGGATCGAGCCGACCGAGGCGCTGCCAGTCGAGACAACCCTGCACGGCCCAAGCGAGGATGCCGTCGCGCTCGGCCAGCAGCTTCTGCTGCAGGTGCTTGTCGCGGCGCTCGGGTGGCACCGTAATCGTGAACGGGATCAGGTGCAGGCGCCGCTTCATCGCTTCGTCGATGTTGCGAATGGCTGGCTTGTGGTTGCCAGCCACCACGAGCTTGAACTGCGGGAAGAACTCGAAGAAGTCCTGCCGCATGAAGCGCGCGGAGATCTTGTCGCCGCCGGTGAGGTTCTTGACCTTGGACTCGGCCCAGCGTCGACCTTGCTCGGTCTCGATGGCGGCCACGAAGCGCGCGCCGCGCAGTCCCGCCATGTCGGTCGGGTGCCGGTCAGTGCGCGTCTCCATGAACGTGTCCATCGGCGCATTGGCCGCGTAGTCGCCGAGGATCGTGGCCAGCGTGTTCACGAACACCGACTTGCCGTTGGCGCCCGTGCCGTAGAGGAAGAACAGCGCGTGTTCCTGCGTCGAGCCGGTCAGCGTGTAGCCCGCCATCCGCTGCAGGTAGGCCTGCAGGTCGGCATCGCCACCGGTGACCTCGACCAGGAACTGTCGCCAGATCGGGCAGTCCCCGCTCGGCGTCGCGGTGGTGATCTTGGTCATCCGGTCGGCGCGGTCGTGCATTCGCTGGCGACCGGTCCGGAGATCGACCACGCCACCAGGCGTGTTGAGGAGCCAGGGGTCGGCGTCCCACTCGGCGGTGGTGGCCGCGTGCCGGCGATCCGCTCGCGCCAGTCGCTCGACGCCACCGACGGTGCCCGAGGTGGCGAGCTTGGCGGCGACCTTCGGGTTGTCGGCATGGACGGCGGCGTGTCGGCAGACGCAGCGGATCAGGTCGGTCGCTGCCAGCGTGTCCTCGGTGCGCCAGCGGTGACCGTCCCACACGAGCCAGCGGCCCCACGCAGCGACGTAGCGCCAGTCGCGGTGGTAGCGACGCGTGAACGCCAGCGCCAACGCATCCTCGGTGCCCCACACCGACTCGTCGCTGCTGATGACCGGCTCGGCTTCGTCGGCCACGTCATGCATCTGCAGGCGCGGGCCATGCGTGAGGAAGGCGGCGACATCGTAGCCTTCGGCGACGGCATCGGCTGCGTCCCATCCATCCGCTGCCTCCTCGGGCGGGTAGAGGATGTGGCAGGTCTTGGCACCGGCCGACAAGATCGCCTGCGCCGCGAGCGTGGCGTACTCCCAGCCCGGCTTGTCACGGTCGGGCCAGATCAGTACGGCCTTGCCGGCCAGCGGCGACCAATCGGTCTTGTCGACCGGCGCGTTGGCGCCGTGCATCGCCGTGGTGGCGGTGATGCCCGCATCGATCAGTGCCTGAGCGCACTTTTCGCCTTCGACCAGGACCACCTGCGCGGCGCCGGCGATGCCCGGCTGGTGGTAGAGCGGCCGCGGATCGGGCGGCGCCGTCTTGCGGCGGCGCGCATCCCAGGGACGGAACTCCTTTTTCCGCCCGGGTGGGTCGTAGCGGTAGACAACCGCGATCAGCTTGCCGGCGGCGTCGAGGTAGTCCCACTTCGCCGTCGCGGGTCCAAGATCGTCGACCGGTGCCTCCTTGCGCGACGGCTTGGCATTCGTCGCCGGCACACGCCCAGCGAGATCCGCGGCCGCGTCGAGCAGACGCGGGAAGTCAGTCACCGGATCGATGCCGCGCGCCGCAGCGATCAGATCGAAGAGATCGCCGCCGTCGCCGGTCGCGCGGTCAGTCCACAGCCCGATCTTGTCGCCGGTGAGCACGACCTCGAGGCTGTCGCCGGGGCTGCCGAGCACATCGCCGATCAGGAACAGGCCTTTGCGCTTCTTGCCGGCAGGGAACAGCACCGACAGCACGCTGTCGATCCGCGCGATCAGCGCCGCGCGCACGGCGTCACGCTGTGCGCTGCGGTCCGGGAGCGGAGCGGCGTCGGCTTCGTTGAAATCAAGCATGGGCAGCCTCCTCGGAGGCATCCGATTGCTGGGCCTGCATCCAGGCCAGCAACTCGCCGAGCTTGAAGCGCACCAGCTTGCCGACGCGGTAGTGCGGAATGCCGCGGTGCTTGCGCTGCTGCTTTTGCGCCAGCCAGTGCAACGGCAGGTTGAGACTCATCGCAGCGCTGCGCGCGTCGACGAGTTTCTCGCCGAGCACGTGATCGACTGAAGGCGTCGTCATGCGGCGGCCCTCCAGCAGCGGTCCTGCCAGGCGCACATCCGGCACTCGAAATGGGTCGCATCAAAGAAGCGACGGGGAAGGAGTTCACCGGCTTCGGTGGCGGTGATCACGCGCACGGCGCGATCCGTCATCTGCTGCGCCAGCGCCGCGTTGAACGCCACGCGCTCGACGTAGATCTCCATCGTGTCGGCGTTGATCGCGGTGAAGATCGCCGGGTGTTCGTGGAGTTCGAGATGCGCCTGGTACAGCGCCACTTGCGCCGCATAGACCGGCTTGGCGATGGCGAGCCCCTTGGCCTCGACCTCGCGCCAGGCCTTGGCGCCGAGGCACTTGTTCTCCCACAGCGCCGGATAGGCGAAGCCGTCCGGCCCACCGACGATCACGCCATCGACGTGCCCACGCAGACGGCCATCGGCGTCGGCGAAGCCAAACTGCTCGCCGTTGGCGCGGCGGGTGCGCAGGTCGAAGCCAGCATCGCGCAGCCAAGCCACCATGCAGTCTTCCATCACGTGGCCGCGCTGGAAGATGCGCAGCATCCGCCCGTCGATGTCGCGGCCGTAGTCCACCGGCGCCTTGGCGTACTCGAACTGCAGCGCGCGCTCGCACTCGACGCCCAGGCGCGAGGCGCCAAGGTAGTCGCGCGATTTCTCCTTCGCGCGCGCCGCCTGCAGTCCGCGGTCGATGCGCGCCGAGACCTGGCCGCTGACGCTGGCCGTTGCATTGAAGTCGAGCGTCATGGCGACTTCTCCCAGAACGCCTTGTCTTCCAGGTCGGAGAAGTCGGTCAGCGCGTCGCGCACCTCGGGCATGCCGCGCACGGGCGGGTACTTCGCCATCTCGTGGTGAGCCGCCATCGCGTTGGTGAAGCAGGTGACGATGGCGCCGATCACCTGCAGGGCCTCGGTCTCGGCGTACTCGCCGAGCGGCTTGTCGAATCCGATCGCTTCTGCGGCGGCGCCGAAGGCCTTCAAGCACCTCTGCAGGCACGCGCGCTCGATCTCAGTGGCATCGATCATGTCGGTCTCCGGAATGGGGATTCCCTGGGTGCGCGCGTTCTTCCAGCGGCCGTACAGGGCGTGAAAGGCGTCCTGGCAGCGGCGCGAGCAGAAGACCCAGTCCCAGGGGTGGTGGCGCGGATCGGTCGGCTTGAAGCGGGTGTCGGCATGGCCGAACCCGCGTGCCTGTCGTTTGCAGACCCAGCATTTCAAGGGTCCTCCTTAGCTCGCCCACGCGGGCTTGCCGGTGGGCGCGCGGGTGGCCGCGGAGGTTGCCGGTGCGGGGGAATGCGTCGGTGCCGCGGCGGCGCGTGCGGTGGGCGCGGACGGTGCGCCGTGGCTGCGAGTCGGCACGCCCATCAGGCGGGCGTAGTCGGGGTGGTCGGGTTCCACCGCGAGCTTCACCACGTTGCGGTCGCCGCCCTTGGCGTCCTTCTCGACGTCGACGCGGGCGAGGAACTCCAGGCCGTCGAGCTCGTGGAAGCCGGCGATGCGGCGCGCGGCGACCGCTGGCGGCGAGTTGTCTTGCGGGTGCACGTTGCGTGCGCTGTTGAGCGCAGCGCGGAGGAAGCTGCGGCCCATCTGGCCCCAGGTCGGGCCCTTGGCCGAGTACAGGCCGATGTTGCTCCAGAGCTTGCGCTTGGCGAAGTCGCCGCCGGTGACCACAAACTCGGCGGCGAGGTACACCGCGCCAGTCTCGAAGGACTGCGTCGCGTAGCCGCCCGTCCAGCCCTGCGCCGGCTCATCGAAGCCGCCCGGCTTGATGGTCATGCGCACCGGCACCAGCGTGCCTTTCGGGATCAGGTCGAAGCCGCTCTGGGTGTCGGCATCGTTGAAGTCGTTCCAGCTCGAAGCATTGGACGTGGTCATGGATTACTCCTTGGAAGTGGCAGAGGCAGGCGTCGGCGCGGCAGTGGCCGCGCACTTGGCGATCAGCGCGCCTAGGTCAGGCGGTTCGAGCAGGTCGAGGCGACCGGAGCGGTCTTTGGCCGGGAAGCCGTAGGGGTTGAGCGTGTGGGTGACGAAGGCGCGGTAGGCGCTGCCGTCCTCGGCCTTGATCTCGGCGAGGGTCACGACTTCGTCGACAATCCCGGGCATCTGCAGGCCGGTCTTGCTGCCCTCGATTTGCGGCTCGAAGACCCTGCGGTTGTAGTCGTCAAGGCGCTCGTCGAGGATCGCGACGAAGACCACGTTCTTGCCGCGGGCGTGCTGCAGGTGGGTGAGTGCGCCGACCATTTCCTGGCCGAGCAGTCCGTAGGCCGCGCGCAGGTCGGGTTTTCCGGAGCGATCGCTAATCGCGCCCGGCTGCGACTTGCACCAGGTGAAGCACAGTCGCGACATCTGCGTGATCGAGTCGACGAAGAAGGTCGCGTAGCGGTCGATCTGCGCGACGTCGCCGAACTGTCCGACGACGTGCTCGTAGTGCGCGACCGAGAAGGCGGCCTCCGGCGGCAGCGAGCGATCAGGGCCCGCGAGGTAGACGAACAGGTCGCGACACTCTGGCCAGGACGCCGGGCGGATGGTGTCGCCAGGCCAGTCGGCCACCGAGAGATCGCCGGCCTCGATGTCGATGAACAGCGTCATCGACGGATCGAGATCGCGCAGGCGGGTGGTCTTGCCGATGCCCGACTTGCCGAGCATCAACAGCTTCACGCCCTTGCGCTCGGCCATGCGCTGCTGAGCGGAGATGATGGGGAGGCTCATGCGGCCTCCTTCAGCATCTCGGCGACCGCGGGATTCCAGAGGATCTGATAGCCGCTGTGGCCGTTGCGGGAGTACGGCATGGCTTCCGCCCAGGCCTCGCCGGCCTCGGTCAGCTCCCACTCGTCGCGCTCGTTGCGGATCTGCAGACCGTTGTCGGACAGCAGCCGGTTCGTCGCCTTGGGCGAGCGATTCAGCAGCTTGCCGAGCTGGGTAGCGTTCAAGGCGCACACCGGCTCGTTGGCCGCCGGCAGCGCGCGCCGCAGCACCTCAGTGGTGATGCCGGTGTTTTCCTGGATGCAGGTCAGCATCGCTGCCGCGGCGATGCCCGCCTTGACGCCCGGCACCTTGGCGACCGCTTCACCGATCAGCAGGATGGCGCTGACGCGGTCGTGGGTCGGCGCCGGCAGCGTGGCAAGCGTGCCCGGCGTCAGGTACGACCCGGTCTTCCGAATGGCCGGAATCACATCATGCGTGACCCAGCGTTTGAAGCGCTTGGCTTCGGCCTTGCGACTGCCGAGGATCAGCGCGTACAGGCCGGGTTCGTTGACGGTGGTCATGTCCTGATCACCACCAAGGGTGTGAATTGAACTCACACCCTTCTCGTCGGCGTCGAGGCGTTCGAGCGCCTTGCGATCCAGCTGCAGGGATGCCAGGACATCAGCAGCGACGAACCAAGGCTGACCCTGTTCATCGGTGATGACGCGAAGCGATTGCCCTTCAAAACTGAAGGGCGCGAGTTGCGTACTCATGGACTCAGTCCTCGGAGATGGTGGTCAGGCGGAAGGTCGGCTTGCCCGGCTTCACGGTGCGGGCGCTGGCGAACTGCTCGCGGAGCGAGGGCGGCCAGTTGTTGAACCGCGATTCGCTGACGGCGTAGTCGACGTCGATGAAGTCCTCGACCTTTTCGCCGGCAGCGGCGATGCGCTGGGCGATGGCGGCGAGCTTGGTCTGGTCCCAGGACACCCGCTTCGGGACGTCGACGGTGACGCGGACAGCGCCGTCGTCGATGTGCACGGTGCCGAAGTCCTTGCCAGCGTCGGCGCGGACTTTCTGGATGCGTTCGGCGTAGCTCTGATCGAGTGCCGCATCCACCTTGGCGCGCTGCTGCTTGTGCCAGGTGAGAAGGTCATCGAGGTTGCGGACGATCTCGGCGAGCTGCGTCGTCGGCAATGCGGCGAGATCAGCGATACTGAGTGCGGTGAGGCGGTCGGGCAGAACGGTCATTGCAGTCATGGCCGCCACCTCACGCCGACGCGTGCTGGTAGGTGGACTCGTGCAGCACCCGGCGTTCGAAGTCGATCACCGACTCCAGCGGGTAGCCGACGCGCTTGGACAGCTTCAGGTACTTCGGGCCGCGGCCCTCCGAGCGCCACCGCTGAAGGGTCTTGGGGCTCACGCCCCAGCGGTTGGCGACCTCGTTTTCGTTCAAAACCCGGCGGTCACCGGGAGCCAGTTCGCTGATGGGCGGGGTGGTGCGGGCTTGCGCTTGCATCTGTTCCTCCTGTGATTCCGCTGCGGAATCGGTGGAGGCATTTCAGGTTTTCAGTGGCGAATTGCCGATGGACGCACTGGCGAATTTTTTCGATGGCAAATATTCGCCAGTGGTTCGCCGACACCAGAAACGACAACGGCGAGCTCGAGGCTCGCCGTTGGGGTGGATGCGTGTTCGGATCAGGTCAACGTTCGGGAAAACCGAGCAGGCGCCGCTGTTCGTTCCAGTCGCGCGGGATGATGTCGATGCGGCCGCGCAACGCATGCAGGTTGACGTGGCGAGGCTGCCGACCTTCGACAATGGCGGTGATGATGTCGGGCGCGAGCAGCGTCATGCGCAAGATCTCCGAGACCCAGCCACGTTCGAGCTTCTGCTTGCGGGCCAGATCGCTGACATGTGGGTAACGGCCCTCGTCGAGTTGCCTCTGCCAATGGAAGCCTTTCCCGAGCGTTCGGATCATCGATTCGTCGAAGCCGCCCACCGTGGCATCTGACGTCGAGGATGGCGGCGGGGTCAGCACCTTGCGGTTCTGGCGGCGCTTGATCGTCAGCGGGACCACCGTGACCCGTTGTCCGTTGCTGACGTAGCTGCGTGAATCCTCCTTGGCCTCGATGGTGACGGCGAATCGCCGGGCCTGCGTGTTCAAGCGGCAGCCTCCAAGTCGTGGTGCTCCTCGACCAGCGGGTGGGCACAGACGTCAGGCCCCAGGCCGATCCATCCGTCCTCGCGCCAGTGGATATCGAGGCCATCGCCGTGCAGTTGGATGCGCTCGATCAGCAGCCGCAGGATGCGTTGCTGCTCGGCCGGGAACAGCTGCGCCCAGACGTCGCCGATGCGGCGCATGCCGATCACGACCTGCGCCTCATCCAGGCCCGCGCCTTCGGGATGGCGCAAGCAGGCGCGCCACACCCCGATAAGAACTTCCGGCGCGGCGAGCGCGGCATGGACCTGCGCCAGCACTGCGCTTTCGAGGTCGGCGGCCGGCAGATGGCCGAGGTTCGGGGCGCTGGCGTTCCGCTGGGTTCCCGCGGCATGGCGCTTGTGCATTTGCGGCACGTAGTACCGGTAGCAGCGCCCGTTCTTCTTTCGGGTGTACGAGTGAATCATGCGTTGACCATCAGGCGCGAACAGCAGGCCAGCGAGCAACGCGGGGTTCTTCTGCAAGGCATCGCGCGGGCCTTGTTTCCGGCGCTCCATGAAGGCCTGCACCGCATCCCACGCCTCGCGCGCGACGATGGCTTGATGCTGGCCGGGATAGGCGCGGCCGCGGTGGGTCAGTTCGCCCAGGTAGATCCGATTGCGCAGCATCTTGAACAGGAACTTTTGGTCGATGGGGCTGCCCGACCGGTGGCGGCCGGTCTGGGTTACCCATGCTTTGGTGGTCACACCTTCCTGGGCGAGTTCCCGCACGATGCGCGCCGCCGATCCGTGTTCGCCGTATCGGCGGAACAGATCGCGCACCAGCGCAGCCTCGGGCGGGTTAACCACGAGCTTGCGCTCGACCACGTCGTAGCCGAGCGGCGGCACGCCGCCCATCCACATGCCCTTGGCCTTGCTGGCGGCGATCTTGTCGCGGATGCGCTCGCCGGTGACCTCGCGCTCGAACTGCGCGAACGAGAGCAGGATGTTGAGAGTCAATCGGCCCATCGACGTCGTGGTGTTGAACTGCTGCGTCACCGACACGAAGGACACGTTGTTGCGGTCGAACACATCGACGAGCCTGGCGAAATCCGCGAGCGAGCGCGTCAGTCGGTCGATCTTGTAGACGACCACGATGTCGACGCGCTTGGCCTCAATGTCGGCGAGCAGGCGCCGCAGGCCCGGGCGCTCCATGTTGCCGCCCGAGAAGCCGCCATCGTCGTAGCCGTCGTCCAGCGCAACCCAGCCTTCGTGGCGCTGGCTGGCGACGAACGCCAGACCCGCATCGCGCTGGGCTTCGAGGCTGTTGTACTCCTGGTCGAGCCCTTCGTCGCTGGATTTGCGGGTGTAGATCGCACAGCGCTTCTTGGTGACGACCGGCGCCGGCGGCGCGTAGGCAGTGCGCTGCGGCTTCATGCGCGCTCCTTGGTGGTGAGTCCAAAGAAGGCAGGGCCAGACCAGCGCGTGCCGGCGATGTGGCAGGCGATGGCGGTCAGGCTGGTGTAGCGCCGACCGTCGTACTCAAAGTCGTTCGGCCCGCGGACCAGCACGCGGTGCTCGACGTCGTCGAACACCCGCGTCAGCATCGTGCCCGGCAGCAATCGGTTGGCGTCGCGCCGCATCGCGCGCGGCAGCAAGCCGGTCTGGCCAATCTCCTCCAGCTGCTTGCGAACCGAAGGCTTCAGGCCGCCGAAGGCACGCTCCTGCATTCGGTAGGCGAGGCGCGATTCGAGCCAGACGCGCTGGTGGTGGCCGGGACGCTCGTCGAAGTGGTCATCCCACAGCGCCCACAGCTGTTCCATCGACAGGTGCGGCAATTGAGCGACGCGGGCGGTGACGGTCGCGGCATCGGGGTGCTTGTCGAGCTTGGGCAT